GGATGCTTCAAGGGCAGATTTATGTCTTGGAGATCAAGAAGCGAAATAACGATTTAACTTCGGATCAGCTTGAAGCTCTGGTTGATTTGAATCAAGAGTATGGCAAATGGAACAAGATGGCAATCTTGTGGGATAAATGCGGTGAAGCTGGATTCGACGAGAGCGACAATCCAAGATGGGAACTACTCAATGACTGATGAACAGAGGAAGAGGGTGGTTGAACTTACTGAGTTCATCGGATCGAAACTAATTGATCCAAGTAAGTTTCATGTTTCAGTTGCGGATTGCCTCCTCCTCTTGGAAAGTCAATGGGATGAATTCTGTGCCGGAAGTGAGCAGGCATTCCAGATTCAGAGGGAGAAGGAGATTCTGGAAACACTTTCCAAGGAGAACGGCAATGCAGATAGATGAAAATGAATTCCGTTTGGCTTGTCAGCTAAAGGACAAGGAATGGCTGATCGAAAGGGTAATTCAAGCTAACAGTCTGATATTCGATGGACATGCGCTAATTAAAAAGGCGCAGATTATGATTGATGGGACGATGAAAGCTATATCGGATCATCAAGGAGAATCAACACCGCATACTGACGCAGATATTAAGCTATATACCAGTGTTGCATCACTCATTCGTGCCCTTGGATGGTCAGGTGATTCTAATCGGGAAAATGAGTAGGCTTGCGAAATCTATAGAATTTGAAAGTCGATTTATTTCTAATCGGAAAATCGACTGGGTGAGGAAATCTAGCTAGTTATTTATACGATTTATTTCTATGTAGAATTTTTAGATGCCTATTGAAGTTCCGGTTTGAAGGCGGAACTTTTTGTAAATATTTCTGAAAGATTATTCGATTAGATTGGCAAGGATTTCTTGCGGAGATTCGGCGGATAATTTACGCAGGATTTGCGGAGATTGTCTGGCCTTGCTGCTCTCCATCTCTGGAGTGTCATCCGCAGGATTGCGGGGGCGAATTGGCGGGATGCGGATTTTGAATAGATTATGCAGATTGCGGATTTTGCGTAGTTAGCGCAGGTTTCCCAGTTTTACCAGTTTATCCAGATTACCTATCTTGCCCAGATTGCCCAGACCCCCTATAGCCCCAGACTGCCCAGCCTGCCCAGATATCCTAGTCCACCCATCTTAACAGGCTTGCCAATCTTACCAAAACTGCCAATCTTGCCAAAACTCATTATTTTTACCATTCCACCAAAACTGCCAAAACTACCAAAACTGAAATACAAAACCAAATTAGATTATAGTGGCATCTTTTTATATTCTATTTGGATTCTGAATATAAAATGCGCCCATAGTCTAATGTAATAAACATCGGCAAAATTTCAATGCTTCTTTGATAATTTTGATATATCGTATTCTAATTAGAATACATTTCTTTTTTCTGCCGGTCTTGTTTTTTCTGGTTTTGGTCGATACTAATAATCTGCCGGAAATGTTTTCCGGTTTTGGTTTCGGATTTGGACAATGGACAAAGGAGAATTAACGATGGGCGCAAACAAAAAAACATTGAAGCTGTACCATGATGCTCTGGATGTTTTGAAGAGCATTTCAGAGATTAACGACGCTTTGATTGAAAGAAGGGTCTGCCGTTTCGATCCAAATTGGGTGGAACATTTAATAAAATTCGAATATCGTAAAGAGGTTGATAGGGAATTATATCCTGAGGACAGATTCTGGCGTTCGGCAGAATATTCTGTTTGCGTGGATTATAACATAGAATCAGGACATATAAATATGTACATTGAAGCCAGAACAGCTTCACATTTTCCAATCAAAATATGTATCGACGAAAAATGTGTTGGCAATTATAACATGGTTGACAATATTTTGACTGGAATCAGGATTTTTCTAAAGAATGAAGTAAATAGAATGGTTAACGATAGAATGGTACAGCTTGAAGATAAAAAGAATGCTGTAGCATCCTGAATATATCAAAACATTTTTAAGCCCGGCAGAATTAAAAAGCTGCCGGGCTTTTTATTTGATTTTGTTGATATCAAATGTTTTGTTAGTTTTGACTAAATCTAATAATAATTTGCCGCTCCCTTTGTGTCTTGTTTGCTGGCCCAAATTTTGCGATTTGGCGGGCTTTTTATTTGGCTGGATGTTTGGTCATGTTATGAGTCGATCTGCCGTTAAATGAAAAATAGTCTTTTTTTGCTGGTTTTGTTTTATTTTGTTTTATTTTCCGATGCCTGGACAATTTTGTGACATTTCAGAATATTTTCTTTCCAGTCTGTCTTGTTTTGTGTCGATGTTTTTTCTAGGCTGATTTGGCTAGCCCAATTTCTGGGCTGGTTGATCGGTTTGGATTTCAAAGGAGAATGGACAATGGCAGCAGCAGTTGAATCTATGATGTACTTCGGAGCCACTCCTTGGCATGGTCTGGGCAACCCCGTCAGTGAAGATGCTGCTGGCGATGTCGCCCAGAGCATTCAAGCTGCCGGTTTGGATTGGGAAGTAAACAAAGAACAGCTTCAAACATCGGCGGGCGAAGTTGTGCCCGGAGCATGGGCGACAATCCGGCAGAATGACCGGCGAGCCTTGGGAGTTGTGGGCGATCAGTATACGGTCCTACAAAATCGGGATGCGTTTAACTGGTTCCAGCCCTTTTTGGATACCAAACAGGTCAGATTTGAAACTGCCGGAAGCTTGCACAACGGCGAGATCGTTTGGGCGATGGCCAAATTGGCTGGTAATCTCGAGGTTGGGAAGGGCGACGATGTTGCAAAATATTTGCTTCTGGCCCATTCTCATTCCGGTAGGCTGAAAGTCCAAATTTCGACCACTCCGATCAGAGTAGTTTGCCAAAATACCCTGCGGATGGCCCAGCAGGATTCACGCACAAAGCTGTTTTCCAGCATCCGACATACTCGGAACATGGAAACGAGATTGAATGATGCCCGTGAAGATGTCGCCAAGGCCAATCACCTATTCATGCTTTCGCTCGAGAAATACCAATTTCTCGCTTCAAAGCGGGCGGACATGGCAACGGTCGATCAGTACTTCCGAAAGGTTTTGGATATTTCGGAGGACAAGACCGTTGAATTGTCCACCCGGAACCAAAACCGATTGGACAATCTCAAAAAGCTGTTTTTTATGGGCAAGGGATCAGAATTGCAAACATCATCCGGAACATGGTGGGGCGCATATAATGCCGTCACCGAATACCAAACTTGGGAGCATGGGCGCACCCGTGACAATCGTTTGGAATCCCTCTGGTTTGGCAAGGATGATGCGCTGGATGTTGCCCTTCAAATGGCGACGGCAGCATAAACAAAACTAGGTCAGCTGGTCACCAGGCCCAATAAAGCCCGGTCATTAAATTGATCGGGCTTTTTTCGTTTTCATTTTGGCCCATTTCGCATTTAATGCGCCCAAATGGCATGGGCTGGATGTTTGCCCATATTTTATTTGGATCGAATTTTGGGCCAATTTTGGGCCAGTAAATGGCAGGCGGATTCCGCGCGGTTATTTTGTTTTTTTGTATTGTATTCTATTTTGTTTACCGATATGATGGCATGACCGGCCCAAATTCTGGGCTGGAATCAAAGGAGAATGGAACATGGAATACATCGAATTTGATTCTGCGCCAGCTTTCGAAGAATGCCAGCTTGTTGGGCCAGACTATCGCCCAGAATTGGCTAGAATCGAGGCTCAGGTTTACGCAATTCAGATCAGGAATCAATTCCCAAATTTTGACAAGGTTAAGATTCAAGTAAAAACATCCTATGGCAATTACACCACCTTTTTTGTTCGGATTGGATTTGATCCTGAATGCTCCGAATCTGTCCGGCAAGCATTTGAAATTGAAGAATCCGGTCTTGATTATTGGACAAAGGATAGCAAAATAACCCTTAAAAATCTGATTTCAATTGCATCGTCAGAACTATTTTAAGATTAAAAAGCAGATTGAATATATCAAAATTCAAGCCCAGTCTATTAAATTAGGCTGGGCTTTTTTGTTTATATTTTATTTGATTTTGTAGTATAATATTTAGATTAGATTGTAGGATTAGATTGGATGTAGTATAAATATATCAACTTATATATCCACATTCTCCAATTATAATTATATAGCAAAATATTTTGTCAAGGGCAAAATAAAATATTTTTAATAGGACTACTTTGTCCGATTATAAGTTAGTCTAAATAGGACAAGCTTGTCTGATTATTAGGCGAGACTAAATGATATCATTAGGTAATCCTAAGATATCAATTGATAGCGGAAATCAGTAGGGGATAGCAGGGGATAGTTTTGTCCCCCAATTCTTCAAAAAATTCCTATTTTGCTTTCTCAGCAATCATCACTATCATCACCAACTTACTAATGATTAAATCTAATCGGGAAATCGACCCCTCTCAATTCAATCTTGATTCAACTTGCTATACTGATTAACCTAATTTTTACAGAATAATTTTTCCAAAGGATTTTCTCAATGGCCACTATCCTGATCTTCACTCTAATAGCATCCCTGATTGGAAGCACTCTAGTATTCAATCACTTCATCAACAAATCACTTGCAATCCTCGAAGGGCAGAATAAGGAATACTTGAAGGCAATTGAGAGGTGGACCTTCTGGGCTGGACCGTTCGTTGAATTATCCAAAGAGGACATGGCTGATGTTTACAAACTAATCAAGGTAATCATCGAGACGGACGATCCAGAGGAGATGGCTAGCTGCAAGAAAGCATTAGACGAAATCCTTAGAAACGATCCCATTATTCTCCATCCGTCTGGAGAGTCCAATGCAAATTGATCTACTCGATCTAGATGATAAGGATGCCCGTAAAGCAGCTACGGGGCGGGTCCGCAATCAGAATAAAGCCCTTCAAGAAGTCAAGGACGAAGAGATCATCGAAGTCCTCAAGAAGTGTCGTGGACTACTCTATCTGGCAGCCAACATCCTTGGCGTACCTCACGCTACTCTCGCTTACCGAATCAATAACACTCCAGAACTACTCGAAGCGATGAAGGATCAGAGAGGCAAGACTCTCGATCTAGCCGAAGCAAAATTGATGCAGGCGGTGGATAAGGGGGAGCAATGGGCAATCACCATGCTTCTCCGCACTCTGGGGCGTGAGCGTGGTTTCGTGGAGCGTCAGGAAGTATCCAATGTAACCACCGTCAAGCTCCAGATCGTTGAGGAGATTGTGGATGCTGACTCCAAACAGATCGAAGTAAAAGTTACTCCAGCGGTCGAATATAAGCCATCCAATCTACCTGAAGGATTCAACGATGCCTCCGAAGCCGAAGGGGTTGCCATCGAATCCGACGAAGCCTGAGAAGGCTAATCGTGAGACGATAACCAAGACCTATAAGCTCCATAAAATCCAGCACGACTTCCATCACTCTGGAGCGTTGTATCGAGGATATGTAGGCGGGATCGGTAGCGGTAAATCTTGGATTGGAGCCTACGACATTCTCCGTAGAGCCATGAGCGAGGACGGCAAGGGTCGCCTCTATATGGTCATCGCTCCTACCTACAATGTCCTACAAGACGCAACCATGAGGACGATCTACCAGTTAGCCGATGACATGGGCGTTACCAAGGAGAAGTGGAAGCAACCGCCCCGCCTCGTCTTGGCTAATGGCAGCGAAATCATCTTTCGATCTGGTGAAGACCCGGACAAGCTGCGTGGACCGAACATCAGCGGAATCTGGCTAGACGAAGCGTCCGTGATGGATGAAGAAGTCTTCAACATCTGCATCGGTCGCCTCCGTGAAGGTGGACGAGCGGGATGGCTAACAGCTACCTTCACTCCCAAGGGAATGATCCACTGGACCTACGAAGTATTCGGTCGAGGCGACAGGGAGAACACTGAACTCTTCCGATCCAAGACTTCCCAGAATCCTTTCTTGGCCCGTGAATTCGTTAGCGCAGTATCCAAGCAGTATTCCGACAAGCAGGCCAATCAGGAACTAGATGGCGAATTCGTCGATCAGGAAGGTGCAGAGTGGCCCAACTCTCACTTTGGAGAGTCCATCTGGTTCGAGGATTGGCCACACAATTCCAATATCAAAATTAAGACGATGGCGGTTGACCCATCTAAGGGGCGTGATGCCCGTCACGGTGACTACACCTCAATCGTCAAGCTGGCCAGAGATCAAGACGGCATTCTCTACTGTGATGCCACTATGCGCCGAATGGATTCAGAGCATCTCGTAGCCATGACGGTATCAGAAGCTGCCCAATTTGATCCTGACGGACTAGGAATCGAAACAAACCAATTCCAACATCTCCTTGCGACTCAAATCCTTGAGGAGTCAAAAAAGCAAGGAAATGCTATTCCAATCATGCAAATTTATAATAATATATCAAAGGATGTGCGTATCAGGAGACTTGGCCCATACCTTGCCAATAAGCTGATTAAATTCAAGNNAGGCGGATTACGGCATGACTACTTGGCAGAAAATCATCAACTTTCTCCTTCCTCCAAGGGAATCCGCTCCCAAGGTAGTCAAGAGGAATATCCGTGAAAATGTCCTTACTAACGATTTCTGGCTGGGCAACTATGTCGATCTGCTGGATCGTTTTCGTGATGGCGGCGTTTTTTCTTACCCTATCACAAATCCAAATGATCGTCGCTACGGTTCCAATTACCCATTTTGGTACTCAGAACAACAGCTTAGCCTCATTAGGGCTCAAGCTCGACTGGTTACCACTACAAACCCAAATGCAATTGGACTCCTTAACGGACTATGCAGCTATGTCATTGGGGGCGGATTCAATTACAGAATTGCTCCGAAGGGAACCATAGATATCGACGAATCAACAGTTCGTCGCTGCCAAGATATCCTCGACCGCTTCCTCAACGAGAATGACTGGTCGATGATGGAGGAGGAAATCTTCAAGCGTTCCCGCACCGATGGCGAATGCTTCCTCCGCTTATTTCCCCAGCCTTCTGGACGGTTATTGGTTCGCACAATTGAGCCAGAGCAGATCATGCAACCGCCGGGAGAGGACTTCTCCCATTGGTCCTACGGAATCGAGACTGATCCAGATGATGTATTCAATATCCGCTCATACTATGTGGACTACAACGCTCCAAAGGGAGAAGAACAGGATGAAGCCAATAAAGATGCCTCGATGGGTGAGACGGTTAATGCTGATCGCATTGTCCATGTCAAATGCAATGTGCCAAAGGCGATTAAGCGTGGCTTGAGTGACTTCAGCTACGAGACTCTCGACACATTCAGCATTGCGTCCAAGTTGCGGAAAAACCTTGGTGAAGGGGCATCCGTACAGTCTGCCATTGCTGCGGTTCGCCAGCATGATACGGCATCTGCTGCACAAGTAGAATCGTTTGTGGATGAGATGGTGGATTATTCTGTGTCGTCTGCTCCCAATGGACGGCAGACAGACTACCAGAAAATTGAGCCCGGAACATTTCTGGATATTCCGAAGGGCATGAATTATGTCGCTCCTCCGGGTGCAAGTGGCGCAAAAGATCACTTAGAGATATTTCAAAGTCTACTCCGTTCAGCTGGAAATAGGCATAACGCCCCCGAATGGCTATCTTCAGCGAATATCGCTGGGGCGAACTACGCATCGTCATTAACGGCAGAATCGCCGTTCCTCCGCAACTGTGTTCGATTGCAAACATTCTACAAAAGGCATTTTACACGGATTGCCCGTGAAGCAATCAGGACGGCAGCGGAGATGGGCAATCTGCCTATCAACATTCTGGATGTGATTGATGTCCTAGTGACTCCTCCAGCGGTGGAAGCACGGGACAAGATTGCTGATTCGCAATCAAACCAGACCTACATGAGTATGGGCATCAAATCGGCCCAGACCATTACTCAGGAAATCGGCCTGAACTTCGACGCAGAGCAGCGCAATATCGAGCAGCAGGCCGAGAAGATGGCTAGCGAGTCGCTTGGTGGAGAAGGAGAGGCGCAAGTATCCGATTCCGCTCTCAATGGGCTCCAGATCGAGAATCTGGTTGGAATCGTGATGCGGGTGGCTACAGGACAGATTCCTGTTGAGGTTGGCCGTTCCATCGCCAAGGCTGCATTCCCGCTGATGGCTGAAGAGGATATCAACGCCATCTTCCCAGAATCGCTTGCTGGCTCCCAAGAGTTGCCTCCTCATTCCACTGGAAGGTCATCCGATCAATCCGAGCCGGAAGCTCCTCCGGAAGTGGATGCGGTTCCAGAAGTTCAGCCCGTATCCGAATCGAAGGGTGGCAAATACTCCCATATCACATTCACCCCGCCTCAATCTGTCCGCAAAGCTGCGAAGCGTGGACTTGAATTGAGGAAGAAGCATGGGCGTGGAGGTACTGGGGTTGGGGTGGCCCGTGCCCGTGATCTGATGAATGGCGCAGAACTGTCGCCTTCCACTATTAAGCGGATGGTGAGCTACTTTGCCCGTCACGAAGTCGATAAGAAGGGCGAAGGTTGGGGCAAGGATTCTGCTGGTTGGATCGCTTGGAGCTTATGGGGCTCCGATGCTGGTAGAGCTTGGGCTAATAAAGTTTTAAGGCAAATGGAAGCAGCTGACAAAAAGGAAAAAGGCAATGGCTAAAAAGGCTGAATGCTTAAAGAAAAGATTTTGGAATAATGTTTCAGCAACATCTGCCGAGGGTTGCTGGATATGGAATGGGCCAATAAGTATTTATGGCTATGGAAGACTAATGGAGTCTGTTGGAAATAGAAAAACAAAACAGTTGATGGCTCATAGATTTGCATATGAAGAGATTATTGGAAAAATAGAAGAAGGCATGACGATAGATCATACTTGCAGAAACAGATCATGTGTAAACACAGCGCATATGGAAGTTGTCACTCGTGCAGAAAATTCTAAGAGATCGCATTCAAAAAATATGAATGCGATGAGAGGCAATTGCTGCACAAAAGGACATAAAATTGAAGGTAAAAATGTGGTACTAGAGAAAAGAAAAAATGGTTCTGAAAGGAAAAGGTGTAGGGCTTGTGCAAAATTAAGAGACGGTAAGAGGTCAAGGAAAGTTTAATGATTCAGTTCAAAGATAGGATAAAGGAATTTAGACGGGTAAAAGCCAGCGAGTTACTGGCCAATCCATTGAATCATAGAGTCCATCCAGAGCCACAGAAGAAGGCACTCCGAAAGACGCTCCAAGAGATCGGCTTCGCTGGAGCGTTGTTATGCCGTGAACAGGATGGCCAATTGGTCCTTCTGGACGGTCATATGAGGGCAGCTGAGTGTGGCGACTCAGAAGTTCCCGTTCTGATTCTGGATGTAAATGAGGCCGAAGGTAATAAAATCCTCGCCTCCTACGATGCCATAGGATCAATGGCGAAGATCGACGAGAAGATTCTAAATGATCTGCTTTCAACATTCTCCGATGAAACCAATCTATTTGCAGATTCAAACGAAATAAACGAATCATCCGAAATATTTGAAGACGAGGATAAGAAGCGTGAAGAATCTGAAAAAGCCGAGAAGGAGCGCAGGGATAAACTTAAGAGCGGTGAAGGATTATTTGGGGTAAAGCCGGGGGATGTGTGGCGTTTAAGGGCTGGAAGCTACATCTACTGCGGAAGCTACAAAGATCAAATATTCATTGACACAATCAACAAGAACACAAAGAAGGAAAACAAGAGATACTACAAGCTGTTCGCCAACGCTCCAAGGGCTACAGAGAATGATTATTTAGCGTATGACCATCTTTCACAGTTCATTGAAATAGACGAAGGATGGACATTTACCAATAACGATCCAGCCCTAGTATGCAAGCTGCTCCAATCTGGCAGCGTCAAAGGGCTTTACACAGTATCAAATGGCGATAATGCCCAGATCGTCACATTCCACAGTAAGGAAAAACAGGAGCCATTAGCGCACTTCAAGAATCATTTTGATTCAGAGAAAAAGAAAGTAATGGAGCCAGCCATAAATCTGGACGAATATCCTTCGTCGGTGGATGGATCGGTTGTTTACAGGAAGTCAGCGCAAAAACTATTTGCAGCGGTCAGGAGTAGGGGTCTAAACGATAAGTTTATCCCTACATTCATCATTCCATCAGCCAATACTGGACTTCTGGTACGCATCTGCACATTTGGGCATTATTGCCAGATCATGGCAGCTGAGCCAGACCCGATGAATATTGAGATAATCCTTCAAAGCTACTTCGCTTATCCAAGTAGAAGTCATCAGAACCGTGATAAGGTCGATCCACCAGTCAGGGTAGCGGAATGGACAGACTCAACGAAATCCTAGCTGCCCGTCTTGGAGTGGAGCAGATTGAGTCAATTTACGACTCAGTTCGGCTAGCTCGTCTCGTTGGAGCGTCCATTGAAAGGCGAATGCGGGATGCGTCCAAATCCGATAATCTTTCAACGCCAGACAAAATCCAGTATCAGTTGACAATTGTCTACAAAGAAATTGACGAAATCTTAAGGAATAAAGCACCATTCTTCTTACAGAAGCACTCCAGAAATGTGACCAAGATTTTAAGGAACGCCATCATTGGAAAGGACATTGAGGAATCACGCAAGTCTATAGCACGACAAGTCTTCGGTCAGATTCCCAAAGAAATTATTGACAGGATTGTAAGGAATCAGAACATTCCCGCAAGAATATTAAAGGCTATGCAGAAAACAAGGATGACCCCTCAAGCGTATGCACAGGTAGTAGCAATTCAGCGTGATCCGGCAATCAGGGCATCCTTGGTCGCAAATTACTTCAGGATGCTGCGGAACACCGCCTACACAGTAACTAGAACGAATGCTGCTGCCATGATGGGCCAAGTTCGCTTGGAAAATTATGGTGCGCTGCCCCGTGATCTAGTTGGATTTCAAGTTCACGGGATTCTGGATGAGAGGATCAGGCCAGCGCACCGGGAGCGGAATGGAAACATCTATTTTAGGAATCCACGCTATGGTCAGCTTGGAATGGATGAGATGCCGAACCCGCCACTGGAAGCTGATGGCACTACGGCATTCAATTGCCGTTGCTGGCTAACTCCTATTTTAGCCTCATTTTCTAATAAATTCTATGATTTCAAGGGAAGGATTATTCCTAACGCCCAAGTATTCAATGAATGGTTTGCTACCGCATCTAGGGATAGGCAGATTCTGGCGGTAGGCGTAAGGCGATGGGATATAGCGAAATCCCGGTTGAAGAAGGGGGAACCGCTCCAATGGCATCACCTACTCGATCCATCCTCTGGAATGTTATTAGATTCCGACGAATTGGCGAATGAAACGCCTACTGAAAGGATCAATAGAATCAAGAGGGCTAAGACTGTTATTGCTAAAGTATAAAAAATTGAAAAATTTATACATTGGCACTTGACAGAAAAATATATTGATATCAAGATGTCTATCATGCCGACACTAGAAATTTTAACCGAAGACCTCAGCATCACCACTTTCCAGCCACAGCAAGTGGGCAAAACCCAATTGATGGTGGATAGGGAAGCTGGCGTTATTCGCAATGTTAAGATCATCGGTTTCAATTCCCAGAATGGACGGCGATACACTTCTGGTGCATTGAAAGCTGCCATTCCCCTGTATGAGGGGATCAAGGTCAATGTCGATCATCCTGAAAAAGGACCGACTCAGCAGCGTTCCAGCTACGACCGCTTTGGAAAGTTCGTCAATGTCCGCTTCGTTGAAGGCGAGGGGCTTTTTGGCGACTTGGTCTACCTGAAGAGTCATCCAATCGCAGAGCAGGTTTGCGAAGCTGCCGAGCGGATGCCTGATGTCTTTGGAATGTCTCATAATGCTCAAGGCGAGGGCGTTGTCGATAAGCGTGGTATCTTTGAAGTGAATAAGATCACTGAGGTACGCCATGTCGATTTGGTTGCAGACCCGGCAACAACGCAGTCGCTTGCGGAATCGAAACAGGCAACAGAGCAAGAAACAGAAGAAGCAGCGTACTCAGGAGTTTATCGAAAGAGCAAAAAACGACCTCCTCAAGCACGGAGGAATTTCGTGAAGAGTAAGAGTCAGAGTGCCAATAAGCCGACCGGGAGCATCAAGGAAGCTGATGAAAACGATCAGCCAGTTGAGCCGAAGGTTGATGATAGCGAAAAAATGAAGAAAGACCTTCATTACAAGGTCATGCAAATTCTCACCAGAGATGATTTGGCCGATGACCAGAAGGCCGATGAACTTATTGATTTCCTTGCAGAAGAACTAGGAGATATTGAAATGGATGCCACTGAAGCGGTCAAGGAAACCGAAGAAGCTATGGCCCGTATTGAAGATAAGCCTAAAGAGAAGGACGAGAAGGATTCTTCGGATGATACCGAAGAGGGAATGGACAAGGAGCCTTATAAGAAGGCTGATGAAACGGATATGGACGAAGAGAAGATGACCACCTGCGAGAAGTGTGGAGCAAAGCACAAGATGGAATCCGAAGACGAGATGGATTCCGATGAAGAAGACGGCAAAGAGCGCATGAAGCCTGTTAAGGAGTCGAAAGACCCGAAGGCGGAATTGGCCTATCTCAAGGCCAAGGATAAGATTCGTGATCTCTGCGAAGCATCTGGCGTTAAGTTTGAAGAGTCTCTGGTTGAGGATTTGTCCTCACTTGGAGAGTCTGCTATGGAGCGTCAGATCAAGAGGATCGCTGCTTCTTATGCAGCAGCGAAGCCTAAGTGCCCACCAGCGAGTGCCCCGCTTCAAGAGAGCAAGGGGTCTAGCATTCCTGAAGGTGAGTCCTTGTTCCGTTGGTTGCAAAACTAAAGAAAGGGGTATGAGCAATGGGAACGGTATTTGGTGGTTTTCGGCTTTATAAGCCAGCTTCTGACACGGTGATGGACCTGCCCAGCGCAGCTTCCACCGCCATCAGCGTTGGCGACTTGTTGTTCTGGGATACGACCAACAAGGTGCTGAAGCCTTTTGACCAGTATGTGGCGACTGGAACGGTTAACACCGACCAAGCCGCCATCCGTGCGGTATTCGCTGGCGTTGCCCTCCAAGGCAAATTGGCAGCTGATCCTTCCGGTGGCTACCCTGCGTTCAATGGCGAGGCTATCACCTTCGCTCCCGACGCTCTTTACGAGGCCACTTGCGCTGCTGCCACTTTCGAGCCCGGTGACTTGGTCGCCGCTTCGGTGACCGCTGCTGCTGGTGCTGGCAATGTGGCTAACCAGACTCTGGTGAAGACCACTGATTCTGGCGAAGCGATTGGTTATGTTGTGGAGCGTTATGCTTCCAACACCACTTCGGTGCGTGTTCGCTTGATTGGGCGGTGGTCGCCCTTCAACTTCGCTGACTACAACAACACCACTTCCGTCTAATAACGAGTAACAGGGAGAATAAGAACAATGAACACGATTAAGTTGAGGAGCCTGTACGAGTCTCGCAGCAAGGAGACTAACGGGCGTTGGCGATTCCTGACCGAGATGCGCCAAGGTCTTGGTCTGTGCGACAAGGAAGGCAACGACAATCGGGACTTCGCTGGCAACCGCATCCTGAAGGATCGCAGCGTTCGTCCTGAGCAGTTTAGCCTGCAAGAGCTGGCCGAGTCCATCGTCGGACCCAGCTGGCGCAATGTTTTCAATCCCGAGTCCGGCAGTCTGAATCAGTACACGGTTGCCCGATCTCTGGTTGAAGGCGGTTTCCCCAACGAGCAGAGGGCCTTGGTCGAAGCTACTGGCTTCGGTCTCGATCCTTCCGCTTTCTTGAACATCAACACCTTCACCGCCATCGTTGGTGGTCTGGTGGAAGTGAAGATTCTGGAAGCCTTCCAGAACCCTGCGCTGATCGCTGATAAGCTGATGCCCGTCGAAGCTACCAAGCTGAACGGTCAGAAGGTTATCGGTCTTCAGAACATCGGTGATCGGGGTCGCAAGCGGGCTCCCGGCGAAACTCATCCAAGGGCTCAGTTCGGTGAGCGTTGGATCGAGACTCCCGAAACCCGTGAGAACGCTCTGGCGATTGATGTTCTCAAGGAAACGGTCTTCTTCGACCTGACCGGAGCAATCCTCCAGCAGGCGAATTCGGTTGGTACTGAGCTTGCTTATCGCAAGGAGTTGGAAGTCATCGACACGCTGCTTGGGGTGAACAACACCTTCAAGTACAACGGGTCGAGCTACAACACCTATGTGACGAGCCGGACCTTGGGTTACCTCAACGCCCACACCAACCAGCTGATCGACTGGACCTCAATCCAGTCAACCATGCTGCTCTTCTCCCGTATGGAAGACCCCCATACCGGCAAGCGTCTCTTGATTTCGCCCAACACCATTCTGGTGAACCCGGCGAAGTTGGCTACCGCTAACCTGATTCTGGGTGCAAGCAGCACTGATCGTCGCACCACTCCCGGTTCGACTCAGGCCAACGCTGATGTCCTGAATGTTAGCAGTACTCCCGGCAACCCCTACTCTGGACAGTTCCAAGTTCTGTCCAGCCCGTTGATCGAGCAGCGTTGCTTGGCAGCGGATGGTCTGAACCTGAATCAGACCAACACTGATGGTCTGTGGTTCATGATGGAAGCTGGCAAGTCGTTCCGCTATATGCAGAACTACCCGCTGACCGTCACTCAGGCCAGCCCTAACCAGTACGAGATGCTCGACAGGGGCATCGTTGCAACCTACTTCGCCAACGAGCGTGGTATCCCCAGCGTCTGGAGTCCTTGGCACAGCGTCAAGAACAACAACGCCTAATAAGGTCTGAGGCAGATGAAACCCACCACATCTGAGAAGACTGTAATGCCAACAATGAAGGTCTGGGAGGTTTCCTTCGGGGAGCTTCCCAGAGCCTTCATCAAGGCTTATGGCAAAGAGCAGGCGAAGAACGAGTATCGACTTCGCTACCAATTGCATGAATCTCGCCAGCCGGTAGCTGTGGAGTTCAAAGATGTCAGCGGAAACTGATATTGCTCAGGCAATCGCTAACATCTCGCAGACGATCAAGGAGATTACGGCCAATCCAAAACCGAACTATACGGTGGATGGCCAGACGGTAAATTGGGCCGATTATCTCGATACGCTGACCACTAAGTTGCAATCTCTGCTAAAGACCCAGCAGCTCCTTGGTGGACCGTTCCAGAGGATGACGAGGGTTAAATCAAGATGAAATACGCAGTAATCAATGCTTCGGCATCCGGCTCAAATACCATCGTTGCTGCCGTAACCGGCAAACGAATCAGAGTCCTGTCCTATGTGATGATTGCTGCTGGTGATGTGACCGTTACTTGGAGATCGGCTGCCAACGCTATTAGCGGTCCTATGGCACTGGCTACGAATGGCGGTGCTGCTCCTGCTGCTGGACAGGCTACTCCTGCTGGGCTTATCGGCCAATTCCAAACTGAGCAGGGTGAAGCACTCAACATGAATCTTTCCGCTGCAATCGCAGTGGGTGGTCACCTCGCCTATATCGTGACGGACTGATGAAGCATGGCATTCCACTCTGTACTGGTAATAGAGTACGATGGTACGCCAACGGTTGATACTGTTGTCACGCAGAATGTAACCAACACTAACAGAACAAAAATAACCGATCTGGCCAGAGAAATAGTCTGGTCAGCGGTTAGATATTTTAACGCCGTAGTCAACTTCCTTAGTGGAAGACCATACAATCCAGCTGACATTCCAGAAGATGTGACAACAACCACATCGTCTCAGCAGGTTGTACAGACTTCTCCAGTGGATAGTGCTACATTAGAAAAAGAACTGAAGCAGACTGTTAAGTATTTTGTATCTTCGCACCAGCAAGAATTGTTAAGGCTGAAAGGTCCACCGGGATCAAGGCCGGGACAATATCCCAGATACAGAACAACAAGTCTGGCTAAGAGCATTAAATATAAAATTGATTCATCTGGAGTTAAAGCCAAAGTTGGCTACAAGGACATCAATGGTCCTACCGGAAATCCGGCAGATTATTCCCAGTATCTTGCTGATAAGGGAAGGAAGAGTATTCCTGACACGGCAATGGCATTGAGTCCAATCAAGACGCAGAGTGGATATCTGCTTCAATGGAGCTATGACACCGAGGGCTATGTGTAATGCTAAACATAGCTGACGATTATGTAATCTTCGATAATAAGGAAACGATCACCTTCCAGAACCAAGGTGAATCGGCACTAACCATTGCGGATGTGACCAGAAGGCCAGCGGTATTGGCCACAGATTCCGCTTCTGGATCGACATATTACGCAGCAGCGATTGAGTTCCTTATCTGGAAGAATTCGATCCAATCCGCTTATCTTCAGGATGGATTGGACAACGATATTGTCGCTGATGACGATGAAACCAATATTGATGTCGGTGGAGCGGTATCCTTCATTCCCAGAATCAATGCGATAATTACCGATAAAAACGGCAAGAAATATAATGTGGACTTGATTGATGACGGAGTTCTCCGCACTCGCTGGAGCGTCAAGGCCACTTCTCAAGCTGGGGAAGGGGTAAACTAATGCCTAGTTCCTACTTCTGGAATGGTCTTGTTTATACCAAGCAGCGCATTGAAGCCATTCCCCTGATTCCGCCAGTAAAGATCAGGAAAAAGCCAGTATTGCTCCAAGAAGACCCTGTTCCAGTCATCTTCCTTAGTCCCGGCAAGGAGAAGGTGACTATGGAGGCTTTCGACAAAGTAGCCGAATACACCTATGACATTCATGTGACGCTGATTAGGCCGGGGAATAGGATTTACGAGGCAGATGTCGAATCGTTCCTAGCTCTCCGTGAAGACATTAGGAATGCGCTATTCCAGCCAAATCTGCCGGGAACTGAATTTATTGATGCAAATATTGAATTAACGCCAGCTTTTGATATTGTATCTGGTGATGCGAATAATTATGATATATCTGGAATGATTATCAGATATAAAAGCATTGAGGAGAGAGTGAGCTAATGGCACTCAACTCAGCATCGACATTGATGAATGTCGCTTGGGATCAGCAGAAGACGCTGACCGGATTCAATCCTGTCGCCCAAGGTGCTGATGCTGTATCGCTCTCAGTATCCCCTGCGCTTACTGGTGCAACCCCAGCCAATATCGTATTCGCAGAGCAGAGGACTCTTTCTGCTGGTGGATCATACACCTACGATCTGACTACTGGCCTGACAGACTTCTTGGGAACCGCAATTAATCTGACTAGGATTTTTGCGGTCATCGTCACTTCCTCCACTGGAACGGTTGTATTCGCTCCCGGCGCAACGAATGGTCTTGAATGGTTCCTTGGTGGCACAAGCCCGACAATTTCGATTCCGGCTGGAGCGGGATTCCTTTTCACGACTCCTACCCATCAGACGGTCAGTGGAACTGACAAGACGCTTACTCTTTCTAGTTCCGCTGGTGCTACTTATAAAATCGCCTTCTTGGGAGGTCAGTAATCATGGCTTATTACGCTGGTAAGACTGGATTCGTTACTGTTGGATCGCCAGCAGTTCGCATTCCCCTCGAAGAGTGGAGCATGGAGCTTGAAGTCGAAGAGGTGGATGCTACCAACTTTGAATCCTATGGCATGAACTCGATTATGTCTGGTATTAGGGGTGGCACTATCTCTGCTTCTGGCCCGTATGAGAGTATTGCTGACGCTGGAGTCCTGACCACTTTCCAAGCGGGAACGGTTGTTCCTGTTGAGCTTGGCCTATTGCAGACTGGAACTATTGGATTTTCACTCAATGTGATCCTGACTGGTGTTACAGTAGGAAATAATGTGCGTGAAAAGCCAACATTTGAGTTTACTGGAACCCTGACAAACATGGATAACACTGGCGTTATCCAAGCTGCTCAGAACCAGACTATCGCTCAAGGATAACGAGGATAAGCCATGCCCTTCTATTCAGGTAAGGGTTCTGGCGTTGTCTTCACTTCCGAGACTCGTCCGGGGACCGTCCTCACTCTCTTTGCCGACGAATGGGGCATTGAGATTGAGGACGAGTCTATTCATATCTCCAATATCAAGTCACTCCGTGATGCGAATATTGAAGGCGATATCGTCAATGGCGATTTGTCTGCCGTTCCAGCGTGGAAGAATTATGGCATCCCAATGCAGATGCTTAATGGCGGTATGCGTGAAACCAAAATCACGATTCACGGTTATCTATTCCTAGATAATTCCATAAGCATCAATGACGGTCCAAGAGTGCCGATCATCAACGAAAAAGGCAAGCTGGAAATCAAATACACCAATCAGGCTGGCCAGAAACGAACTTTATTCCAAGTAACAAATTCAGTAGTTGTTAGCACTAGCTATGACAACTCTGTCAGAAATTTGCTAGAGTATGATATAGAGTTTGCCTGCTTGTCTACGGAAGTTGATTACGCACCACACCCGAAAGGATGATTGAAATGGGACTCCACACCCTCTCCGACTCCATTGGACAGTCTGGAGGAGCTATCGAATGGGTATGCTCCAAAGGCAATAAGTACAAAATCTCACTCCTTACTCTTGAAAAGCAATCTGAGCTTGAAAGGGCATTTGAGCGGAAATCGCTTGAGAAGATTCGTGAGTACAAAGAATTCCTCGACAAAGAGGAATATGACAAGCAGATCGCACAGGTTATTGAATCAATAAAAAATGGCGACTTTGTTTTTGGTGGTAAAAAAACAAGCGAGAATCTAAGGACGCTTTGGGGCATATCAACCCTACTTTCAATATTGGCCGGTATTTCACCAAATGATGCAAACACACTTATAAATGAAAACTCTGAAATTTCATCACTTATTGAGATGATAGTTGAGCGTTCTTTCCCTGTTGCGGTGGGAAAGGCCAAGGGGCAGGAGGCGAAGACATAACGCCGAATTGGCCACAGCTTGTAGCTGGATTAGTTGATGAGCCATACTGCTTGTCGATGGATCAAGTGGCCAAGCTGACGATGAGGCAAGTGTCGCTTATATATTACAGGCCAAGGAATAAGAAGACTGGCGTACCATTGAGGATTGATCCGCATTTTGGAGAGAACGAATCGCTTGCAAGGCAGCAGTTCTTCGAGATGGGCCTCGCCTTTGGAAAGTCGATTCAAGAGCTAGAGGCTGCATGGGAGAATAGGCATGGCGACTCCAGCGGAAAATCTTGAAGGCGCAGTGTCCTTACTTGAGGAGGCTAATAGGAATTTATCCAAAATACTTACAGGAATACATGGAATAATTTCGGCAATAAAAAACATAAAGGTTGTCCAGCCTAAAGAGGAGAAGGCGAAGGCTACACCGGCTGCAAAAGAAAAAACGCCATCAGAAAATATCCAAAGTTCATTTAAGGATGTAGCAAAATCTGCTGATCCTGTAAGCACGGCAATAGTAAGTGTATCTCAAAGAATTGATGAAATGGGTGGCTCGATCCAAAGAACCACATCATCAATTATTGAATTTGGAAGTATGTTCTCTCAATGGGAAGACGATTTCAGAGAAATACCTATAGAGATAATGGATTCTCTTCCAGATCTTAGTGGCGAAGGAAGACAGATTCAGAGATTTGGAAAAATAGTTGAATATTCTGGGAGAAGTGTAGACGAGTACGGAAGGCTTTACAGTCAATGGGAAGATGCTCAATTTCTGGATGGGGTTGAACTTCTTGCAAACAAGATGGATGATCTTGGCTCATCTTTTGAAACAGCAGCAATAGGTGGAGGGGGTGGCGGTGGCTTGATTGGTGGCGGAAGAGGTGTTGGTGGCGAAGGTGAAATGGATGACTCCATACTCTCTGCATTGAGTATGGCACTGCCAAATATGTTTTCAAAAGCAGTTGAGGGAATAACGGCAGCAGCAATGGCAGCAGCTAAGGGGCTAATGCTTGTAACACAGGCAGTTGCAAACGCACCCGGTTATTTATTTGAATTGATAAATCTAATTTCCGGCTTTGTAAAAGCCTTAGACCCGGCGTTAATGGCTCAACTTCAATTAGCCATCAGTGACTTAATGGCAACAATTGGAGTTGGGTTAAGACCAATAATTCAGGCCATAGTTCCAATAATTAGAGCATTTGCAGACACTTTGATGCCGTTGGCAAATATGCTTGCTCCAGTAATGCAGCAATTTGGAAATGCTCTAATTAAAGTAGCTGCTCCAATAATAGCTTTGTGGGCAAATGTAATAAATATGCTGATCCCCGTCTTGGAAAGCATAATTCCATTGTTTTATGATATTGCTGAAATATTGTCAGTTTTGACTCCAGTATTGTTAATCTCATTCGATAGTATTGCCAGAGGATTGAATCTTGCAATTGGCGTTGTCCATACTTTCATGGTTGGAATTAAAGCGATAACGGTTGCTTTATTGGATGCAGCAGCTTGGGTTACAAGCTGGTTTAGCTCTTCTGGCGAGCAAGAGCTAAAAGATATGTCCAAATCTGTCCAAGAAAGCATGGACAGAAGCATGGAGGCGCAGGCAGATTCATTTAGTAGAGCTTTTGGGCCATCAAGAGGTATGCCGGAATATACTCAAGGCGCATCAGTTGGCGCAGCAGCAAAGCAGGCATCTTACTCAGGCATAGCCGATCTTGGAAAGAACATGATGCAAGCTGCATTTGGGCAGTCTCAGCAAAATGCTGCTCTACAAACTGCCGATAATACAAAGATGATGGCTGAAGGAATGAAGCAGCTAGTTGGCTGGGCACTTGGACAAGGCAAACAAAATGCTCCTCAGCAAGGGGTTCGATAATGGCAATTGAACCTTCATCAAGAAATCTCTATGAGCTAATCGACAGGACTAGCCCGTCAAACGCATCGTTTCAGACCGATGGCGGTGCTGCGACGATGGATTTCATCATTGATCGTGCCAATCTTGGAGCGTTGGTAAGCGATATCCTTGGTAGCGTCTATAAGGCTGGAGATGGTACTGGAAGACTGGTAAGAAGACTTCCGGCAGCGCATCCATACTACGACTGGCTATTCGCTTCCAAGATTACCAATATCGAAGGAATCCAGCCAGCTGGCAGAAGTCTTGGCGAGACTTACCAGCGTGACAAATCAGTTAATTACATCTACGATTTTGTCTTTTATCAGAAATACAAAGTAACGGTCCAATTCGAGCCTCGTCCTTATCTGCTGATGAATGACACGGATTTGAAGGGTAAGCAGCAGCAGCTTAAATGGTACTACGACATAAATGACAACTTCGTCAATTTCACCGATCCAAGAGAATACTTGAGATTCGTCGATATTGAATCTGAGCCAAATACTGAGTTCCTGACAAGCCCTCAAGGCCAATTCACATTCAAGACGCAGAGTGGCGCAGTGCCTAATGACCTTCCAGCGACCAATCAGAATGGTGGCGGTATCGTCCTGAGAATAGTAAAGCAGAAGGTCAAATTCACTTGGTACTTCGTTCCTTACGAGATCGTGTTCGCTGAGAATGTTGTCTCTGGATTCGGCAAGGTCAATCAGTACGATTTCTTTGGTTATCCAAAGGGATCGCTCTTGTTTGAAGGAATCGAATCAAAGCGATATCCGCCCCCAGAAGTTCTGTTCAAAGTCGATCCCGCTTCTGGATCGTCTGTCGCCCAAAAGCTCTGTGATGTGACATTCGTATTTAGTTGCTTCATGCAGCCTTATCGTGACTTGTCAGCTGACATTCCAGCAAGCACGGGATTCAAGATCACCTACGGGCACAATCTTCTTCCAAGGGCTGGAGAATTGAAATATTATTATGTCCAGACGAAGAATCCTAGCAATCCGGCTTTAGATGGAAGGCCCGTATACGAATCGTATCCGATGGAACGCTTGTTCAAACTGGATTAACGATCATGGCATTGATGAATGTCAATACGATAGGCAATGCCAACTTCGTTCAATCGGAGTGGTTTGTCGCACGAATTACTGCCGTAGACACTACGGAGAGTGGCACGGGATCATGTATTGGATACAAGCATAGCTGGATAGAGCAGCGTGTCTGTGCCAATGGAATAAATTACCAAGATGCAGATGAGGCATCAGCTGAGAATAGTGATGGATTCTTGGCTCCAGCCTATCCAGTGAATGGTGTGAATGCAGTAGAAGATGATATTGTATTGATGCGTGTTCGTGGAGTAGATACGGCCGGAGATACGATATATGAATTCATTCCAAGAAGTGCCCAGTGGTTCTCTTCTTCGACGCTAGGCGGTGGTCCACCAAGCGATACCATTGGAAATAATGGTGATTTTTATCAAGATACTGTTAGTGGAGCCACATATATAAAACAGGATGGTTCTTGGGTTGCTCTTCCCGGTGGTGGTACAGGATATGTCACTTCAGTCCAATGTACTGGTGGTTACTTAATCGTAACTTACGGATAATGCCATCAATCGACTGCAAAACTCTTGCGCCGGGATTAACTTATAGTCCCACCTATCATCCATGCTGGGGGCTTAGGGCTTTACCGGCAACGATGTCTTTCTCCGCTGGACCGTCTACTCCAATACCGCCAAATACAAGCTGCAATACTGGATGGCCAACAACGGTAATTACTGGGACGCTAACCAGAACGGGGCCATGCGATTTCACTTGGGGCTATTCCACTGGATCGTTTGGAATCCTATTCGCTTGGACTAATGCCGGACCTCCATTAAGCTGCACGATAAATCAAGTTGAAATGTTCCCAGATTGGTCAGTTGGCAATGTGGTTGGAACTCCAACTGGGTCATGTTCACAAGACCCATCAACTGGAATTGTCACGATGACATTTACAGCTGTAATCAGCGATGGATTTTGCGAGTGCCCTGTAACCATAACTTTTAACGGTTGATTCAATGGCAATTCATGGTGCAGCAAATCAGCTTGCTGGAGACTGCGTGACAGTCCCAACGAGGATTTGTATGCCATTCAAGGAGTTCTGCATCCATACCCTGATGCACTCTCCAGCAGTAGGGCAACCAACAAATCCAGAGGCCGGAACATTTGGATGTATGGCAACAGTAGCCAATCTTGGTACTCAATATCTTCCAGAACCGAAAGTTCCAAACAATATCAATTATGCCCCAATATACGGAAGAACAAACA